GTGTCGAGTGGAACATGAACTGTCTCACCGTCAACAATGCACTTAATTGCAACATTACTGCCTTCAATATTCGTCGTGTACTGTGCATTAGTAATATTCATTTTTACAACTCCGCATCAAATCGTATGTATGCGCCAGAAGCTATAGCTTGCACCCAACCAGCAGCATTGCCTGTGCTGCTAAGACTGTCTTTGTATATGGTGTGGCCTGTTGTTCCCGACTCTTGAATGCCTGACCAAGAGGCAAAATCATCGGATTGACCAGCACTATACGCACGAAATCCATTGCTGACACTTGAAGAACTAAACGTCGGCGGTGACCGCATTGTTACTGGAAAGGAGATATGACAGAAGATTTCTGAAGAATTGTACATAGCACCGTTAGCAATAGATGTGCCTCCGGTTGTAAACTCAGCTTGATATAGATACCTCTGACACCTACGCAACTCATCCGCATACGACCGATGCTCAAACGGCGTGGCCTGTTCGCCAAGTTCCATCTGGACTCCAGTGACGTACCACTCGTTACCGACAGTATCGCCAAGATTTACCTGACTGCTGTGAACTCTTTTCGCATTATCCTCTGCACCCCAAGTTCCGTTATAAAAGGTACCGCTTTTATAATCTGCACCTGCGACAAACCAAAAGTTTATACGCAAGGACAAGGCATTATCGTTGGCAAATCCCGACCCAGCAGTATCTGGATTATAAGTTAAAGATTTATGCTCCCATGTATTTGAACTGTCGATGGTGTATGCCAAAGAGTTACGTCTACTATTATCTGTATCTTGCAGTTCTACAGTGTAAGTGCCTGTCTTGTTGGACTTTACCCAGAAAGAAACAGTTAATGCTTTGGCATCTGATGTGCCTTTAGCAATGGACTGTAAATCTTGTCCTTCAAATCCGTACCTGAGATTCCAAAACTCTGTACCGCCCAAAGAAGTATCGGCAGTTGTTATTTCAATCTTTGCGCTATTAGCAAACCCTGACGGAGCATCTGTACTCTGTGAAAATGTAGACACAACAGAGCCGCTTAAAGAGTTCTGAAATCTATCTACTACAGTGTAGCCTTCGCCAGTGCCGTTTGGTCCTACGGTTGCTGACGTACCACGCTGCGCCACCTGCATCGCACCGTTGATAACAAGGTTCCTGTTCGACAACGCCGTCTGCGAACCAATCAGTGCGGCGAGTTCTGCTGCCTTACTCATGCGAGTTCCCCTTGTATCTCAAAACATTGGTAGTTCGCATCCATTGCACCCGGATAACACGCCATCGCTGTTGAGCCTGTTGCAAA